CGGAACCGTCGTCTGAGGCAGGGTGGTTGGCAGAGTTGCAGGAGTTACCGCATGGGGATACTGATTCGTGCGGTCATATGCATTCGCGGGATCATTGAGTTCCTTCACGTTGCCCACCATCTCGTCCACAATCTTGCGCTTGTTGGCGTCGTGGATCAGATACGAGTAGAACTTCATCCACTCGCCGCGCAGTGTCTGAATCACCTGACCATTCATCGTGATATTCACGCTGTCAATGAGGTTGTAACCGATGTTGTCAATCCACCGAAACTCGTAGCCGATAGAATTGGAACGCGAATCGTAACCCGCGGGCGGTCGCGCGGTCGCTCCGAGATAGTAGAGTGGAGACCAAATGTCGGGGAGAGTCAGAACGAGATAGGTGTCGTGCAGCACGTTCGCGATGCGATCAATGCGACAGGAGATCGTTCGGGTTCCCGTTGTGGAAAACTGGAGATTGGATGCCGTGAAGGCCATGCGAATGTGCTCCATAGCAAAGTTCGTATGGCGGCGATAGACAGCCCGAAAATGAGTCATGGAGGGGCTTCCATTGACCAACTCATTTTGAGCACCTGTTGCGACAAGCTGAAGTAAGCCTCCGCCCATATTTGTATAGACACAGCGGATTGTTTAGCTCCCTTCCTCCACGATAGAAAAGAAGCGCAAAAGGATGATAACATAGAAAACACTCGTTGCCCATGTTAGAATGGAGATCGCCATTACTTACTGCCGGATAGTTGCCGCGTAGCTCATGGCGAGGTTGAGGTCGCGAATCGGGATATTGCCCTGGGTTGTCACACGAGAGAACGTGAACGGCGCGCCCGTCTGACCCGCGGAAAGGCAGCAGAGCGACGAATACGACGCCCCGGGGATAGTGCTCAGGCCCGGGTTCGGCGGAACGATAAACCGCTCGCGCTGCGTCGCACCATTTGCCAGCGCACTGAGGAATACAGAGTTATACTTCCGAGACTGAGGAGGAGGAGTCCGATGATACGTGCTCGCCACAATCTGGCGCTTCTTCTGAGTCAGCCAGTCCTGCGCAGAGTTGACCTGCATTTGTGGTTTATACGAGAGAATCGTCTAGTCTCCAAAGAATGCGGTTTGTCCTTGTGAGCACGCACACGGATCAGACCACCGGTTACGCAAAGGTCGCCCACAATCTCCTGCGCCAACTCGCCACGCTGACTCCGAAGATCAAGACCTACCACTTTGGATTCCAGCGCCATCCCAATCGCCCGGGGTTCCGCAAGTGTCCCGAGGGTATCATTCAGTATGATGCAGCCGCGAACGAGGATCCCAAGGAGGAGGGCTTTGGCTTCAACAAGATCCACGAGTATCTGGAGATGGTCGGCCCCGACGTTGTCATGATCTACAACGATCCTCTGATCATCTACCGGTTCATTGAGGCGATGAAGCACGAGCGCGGCAAGGCCCCCTACAAGCTGTGGATCTATGTGGATCAGGTCTACCAGGGAATTGCTCAGCCTCTCATGGATGGGATTCGTGACCACGCCGATAAGGTCTTCTGCTTCTCAGAGACGTGGCGTCGCACGCTCGCGACCTACGGCGACTTCAAGAATGTGTCTATTCTGGAGCATGCCGTGGATCCCATGGTGTTCTCGTCCATGTCGGCATCGGACCGCTCAAACATTCGCCGGACCATGAATATTCCCCAGAATGCAGTAATCTATCTCAATGCCAACCGCAACAGCCAGCGCAAGCGGCTGGATCTTACCGTTCAGGCGTTTGCTCGGCTTCTCCTCCGCGAGAAGGACGTGCCGCACTATCTTATTGTCGCAACCAATCTATCGCCGCAGTCGGGTGCCTACTACGATGTTCCCAAGATCTATGCGATGGAGCTTTCCGACCTCGGACTCAATCTTCATACCTATGCCAATCGCGTTCTCTGCATTGATACTGCACCGCCGAACGTCATTGCGGACGACGGCATCAATCAGCTCTACAACGTCGCGGATATTGGCATCAATACCTCGGACGGCGAGGGATATGGTCTGTGCCAGCTGGAGCACCTGTATACGGGTGCACCCCAGGTGGTGACGGACGTCGGTGCGTATGGCGATTTCCTGGACAGTCAGGTTGCCCAGTTTGTTCCGGGTGACTTCTATGTGTATCACGCGGGTGGCATGCCGCTCGGAACTCGGGTGCCTGCCTTCCACCCCAACAAGGTTGCAGACGCGATGGAGGCCGCGGCAACCAACCTGCCGGCGATGCGCGAGGCGGTCCGGAGTTACAACTTCAAGAGCTGGTCTCTGGTCTGCGATACCTGGCTGGAGGACATCCTTTCCTTCACGGGATAATCCATCGGATCTGTGTGGGTGACGTCTTGACACCTAGGCGCAGCAGGCGCTGCTGATCTTCAAACGCCGGACCGTCAAATACCTCATTGCTGTCCGGATCCACATAGAACACCATGCCCTTGATGGCAACCTTCTGCAGCCGCCGCTGCTTGCGCGACATGTTGCGGAGATATGTCGCATCCATATCATCATTCTTGATGCTTGGGCGGTATGCCAGGTCCTCGCCGGTTACCGTCGTATCAAACCGCATACACGAAATTACAGGTCTTTCGCGACTATGGAGTTTCCGATGAACTTCACAGTCGACGGCAGATTGCTTGAGCAGGACAGAGATGCGCCCATTGATCTTGTCCTTCTCGTAGGCGGCATTGTAGAGGTACTCGTCGGTGCTCATGAAGGCTTCCGTAGGCGGGTCACCCTCATAGCGCTTGAGTCCCGTGTCCGACCGACGAATGGGCACGACGTTGGTCGCACCCTCTGTGGACTTGGCTTGGGCTTCCGTAAAGACCGAGAGATAGAAGCTGATCTTTACTGTGCGCTCTGCCATCGGCAGCTTCGCATGTGAGCAGATACGAATCGCGCGACCAATGACCTGGTCGTGACGAGACGGAGTCCAGTGCGGCTCCATGATATGAACGTGCCGCACATTGGCCAGCGTAATACCCTCGGCACCCGCCGACGTTGCCATCATGAGGCAGAGCATGCGGTAACCACGCCCTTCTACAGACGCCTTCAGACTCGCGGGCATGGAGTCCTCGTAGCTGTTGTTGAAGATCTGCCGCATATACTCGCGCACCTCGGAGTTGGTCGCCGACCGCTTGATGGCATCGCGACGCATGGTAGAGAAGTCGCTCTTGACTTCAGTGCCCACCATGCCCGAACCGCCTGTGAAGAGGGCATACGCCGGCTTGTTGGGATCCATGCTCGGGTCCTCAATCCACTGACCGGTGTCGTCCTGGACGATACGATACGGCTGCCAGCCATTGGCATCCAGAATCGCCGTAAAGACACCCACGCCCTCCAGCGACTTGTACTGCGAATACAGGAACTGGTTGTTCCAGTTGCGCTGCTCTCCCAGCGACGCCTGCATATTCTTCAGGATCTTGAGCATCTTGGGACTGAAGATAGCCAGTGCGCGCTCCGACAGATACCGATCGGGGGCATCGCGCAGCCGCCCGAGAGCAGCCTCCTTCTGTTCCTTGGCAAGTGCCTTCGCCTCCGCAGGGTCCTTGGCCTCACGCATCTGCTGCCGAACACTCGCAGGGATCAGATCAGGAGGAATCGCGTAGTTGCACGCCAGACGAGAGTTCACGCGGAACGATCCGAGATCCTCGTCCATGCGCCGCTTCTGACGGCGATTCGCGTCGGCCTTGAGCTCACTCCACCGCGTCTCAAGGTAGCTGTTGAACTGCTCGGAGGACATCTCCACCTTCTCCAGCATGCTCTCATCGTCCACACGACGGGGAAGAAGGCGCTCGTCGGCGCCCTTGAAGTAGGACACCAGACCCTGAATGCGGCGCTGGAACAGCAGGGGGTTCTTGATGTTCAGCCCATCCAGGAACGTGGACTCAAACTGATCATAGTCGCTGGGCATGCACTCCAGCATCTCAGTGGTCACACGATCGGCATCCAGTTCGCCGCCGCCAATGTCCGTCTCAAACTTGGACTTCCAGGATTTGACCCAGTCCAGTGCCACGGGAGGCGACACCATATCCGCGACATACTGAACCGCGACGCGCTCACCCTTCTCGTTGTAGACGCTGCGGAAGTTGGGTGGATTCCGAGTGAGCATCAGATACTTCTTCACGGTGTTGAACTCAATCGTGTCCACATCGGGCACGGCCTTCAGCGCCGTCTTGAACTTCTCCTCGTCCCACGTGGGTGCTTCCTTGAACGGCACAATGATACGCTCAATGGGACCCCGCAGAAGGTTCATCAGGAACGCGATC